CCCGCTGCAAAGCTCCCTGCTAACTAGCGGTAATGTAAGCTTACATTACCAGTCTAGCCCCGCTTGTGATGCGGTCCATCCACGCTTTAGACATAGGGCGTGAGGCCTATCACTAGTGTACAGAGATGCCCCATACTTTGCACTTAGGTGCAGAGTAGGGGATCCCAGTCCAAGATACCATTCACCGACTGGAAGTAAACCTCCATGAGGTGTTGATGCCTTGGTTCGAAACATGCTAGAGTAAGGTCCGTGATAACTTTCACTTTCCTCTTCCCTTGCCGTTTCGAAAACACAGTTTTCTCCGAGGTGCTCCCCAGGAATAATCGGGTATGAATTGACGATCGATTTCCGATCGGCATTAAATCCCCGACATCCTCTGGAAGAGCTTCCAAAAGAGCCAACTGAGCGGAACGCTTTTTCATATCCGTGTAATGCATCTCGCATAAAGCTTGACGCAAATGCTCGGAGTAAAAAGCCTCCCATGTTGCTGGGTGCATCATCTTGCTTCCTAGAACGGACAGCAAGTCCCTTAACACGGTATTCATGTAACCTCGCATTGTAGTGCAGCTTGTCGCTACACACAAACGAGATGTAATGAAGCACCCCGATGGGGTGCCGTGATTTAGGAATATGCAATCCGAATCTAAGGTTTGCAAGACCGTCTCGTAAGTATTGGCATGCATGCCACAATCCTTTCATGTAAAATGTATTGGATAAAGCAACGTATGCTACCTTATGAGACGCCTGGCGTAAAGTGCCGGATTCGTCCCATTGGCGAACATACACGGGTGTCACATCGACACCCTTGTAGTAATCACCACCACAGGATTCCCTAAAGAGTCCTGTATGGAACGATTTGTCACGGTTTACTCGAAGACCGAAATCTTCGAGAGATGCCATGACATCCGGAGCCATCGAACTATCTACGATGATATCATCACCGTATATAGCTACACGCTTGCTGAGTTTTTGCAAGAGTGCACGAGATGGTACTTTACCTGAGCTCTTCACCAGCGTATACATTACGATTGTGAAGAATACCATAGATTCTATGGGAAAGCACATAGCTGACCCCATTGAGGCAAATTTCCTCAAAGGAATAATGGTACCGCCAGGTAACTTGGCTCTCGTTGTACGACAATCCTCAATTAAACTCAGGAAAGTCGGACAAGGACCTCTAAAGATTTCTCTGACTAAGTCTAGATCGACCATGTCAGATGCATCCTTAAGGTCTATGGTAGCTAAGCTACCATCGATACTGCCAAGCCGCGCCAATCTATTGTTAACGGATTGATCCGAAAACCGGATGGACTTGAAACCGAATCTCTTCGATTCCAAGTACACCATCAGAGGCTTCGCTATACTTTGCTGCATTAGCATCATATAGCTGGGTTCAACTGATATTGTACGCGGAGTTTTGAGGGTTTTAGGGACCTGAACAACCCTCACGGGTTGTTCCTGCTCACACGTGAGATATTTGATTTCCGTGAGGTTATCTCTATCTTCGTTGTGAACAGCGTGGTACGAGCTTGGAAAAGAACTTTCTGCTCGTTCCGGCCACTCGGTGACGGTGAAACGCTCGTTGCGTTTTTTCCGTTCCGCGGTAGCTCCGATCCCAAAGATGCCTGGACTACAATAAAGTAGTTCCGAGACAACTTCGAGATCAGACCACAGATAACCACAAATGCTGGCAAAGAGACCAGCATCGTAGGGTACTCTGTGACTGCGCCAATCCACCTCTCGGTCATTGGATTCGTACCTCTCGTATGCCGCTTTAATTCGCGGCTTCGAACAAGGAAGCTCCACCTTTTTAAATAGGCGGGCAACTTGTCGAATTGCGGAAATCGCACATACGTCGGGCTCGTCCAAGACCGAACCATCAGTATGGAAAATCCGTTTGAAGAAACCTGAGAGTAATCTCGGGAGACTTCCAGACCTGGTAACCGGACGAAAGCCCGGAAAGTCAGATCTGTTTAAACGTCCTCGGCTAAGCCCCTTTAACAGGGCGTCGTCGAGAGTCGGTAGGGTTATCGTTAGAAAACCCATACCTTCCTTTCCATACCGACTACAGATCTCTCTGTAGTCAGAGTCGATGGTGTCTACGAACTGCAGTCCTACATCGAGCAGGACCCGTTCAAGGAGCATGGTCGGTATTTTCATCACTTCCCTTTCAAATCATAGGGTATGGTGAGACCGTCCGTATGTACGGGTGAGCTTTACAGCTCACCGCCCAAAAGCTTATCCCGAGCCGTGGAATCAAACCACGTGATCAAGGCTGCCGTGAGGTAGCCAAGCTCAGTGTCGGTAAAGCCCCACCGAGGTTCATCCACCACGAGAATTACGGAAGTAGAAACTTCCTTGTTCACCGCGGTGAGTGGATCGGCGGCCACCTTCTTCTGCGTGAGGCGAACCTCACGACGGAAGCGGTTGGCAGTCTTGTTCTGTCGAACGTCGAACTGGAAGAGGCCATCGCTTGTAGCGAAGGTTCCCAACCGGTCTGGCGTAGTCGACCCCTGACGGGGAAGCGACTTCGCCACGGCGTTGACAGTTACAGTCTGTGGGTCGGCGTACATAGGAATCTCCTGTTCCATCAAAGGGAACGATCTTTTTACACAGATCGCTTGTATACGCTTCACAGCGTTTACAGTTTTGAGAGCCCTAAGGCTCCCAGGATCCCCATCTGCTGGACAGTTAAGTCCGCTTCTTTGAATCCAAAGCCTAAAGGGGATGCAGTGATCCGAGATTTTCGATTTTTGGACCACTGCGTCACTGAGGGAACTTGCCGGAACTCTGTACCAGCAAGGTTAACGCAAACCCATTGGGTTTCCGTCTGAAAAGCGTGATATTCTTTATGATGCATGACATATGCATAATCGAATACCACGTAATCAGCTATATTAGGACTAATGGCATCAAACAAGTTGCCAAGAGTTCCAAAATAGTCACCAAGCCAAGTCCAGGGAATGGCATTGTAAACAGCGTTCGGATCGATGTATAGCCCTAAAATTTTGCTATGCATTCGATCTATATACGCCCTGTCTGGTGCAACGGGAAGGAAATAACGACTCCTTCCAGCACACCAAACACGGGTTCCGTAGAACTGTTCAAACTTGCTCGTCGCAAGCCCACCGCCGTAACACTGAGTTACAAACGTTGGTTTGATGTTCGGACTATATGGGGTACCGTACGTCCAGTAGGACGTATCGGCTCCACTTTTGTCATGAACATTGCCGAATTTTGTTAGAAGTCGGCGACGACGAACAGGCTTTCCCGCATCACGCCACATCTGGTCAAAGCGCTTCTTTCGATCACAAAAGGCTTGTGTAAAGTCTAGTGTGTCAGAAATAAGAGGAAGCCACCCAAATTGAATTGCAAGGTGGTACCTACCCGCTTTAGAATACCAGGGGCGATCAACTTTTCTGAATTTCTCTCGCCATCTTTTATGACGGTCCCAGAGATCTCCAGGTGCTGATCGCAGCTCTAGCAATGAAGCCATGGGCTCAAAATCCGGTTGATCCGGCTTGAGAGCCGCATAAGCTTGGGCACCATAAGACGTTAAAACTTCCGTCTCATGAAAAGTGCCACCTACGTCGGACACGTATCCCGCATCATAAGTGATATTCTCACTTGATACGGTAACACAGTAGCCTTCGTAGGCGAGACCAAAACCCGGGCGATATACTGAAACAAAATCGCCCGAAGTAATGATCTCCCGCTTGTTAGAGAGCCAGGCGTCACCGGAACGGTACTTACCGTCCCGGTCCTTCTTATGGCTGATCGTGAAGTTTTGGCCGAGCATCATGTAGGTGGTATGCTCCTGAATCCCATCAACTGGGGTACCAGGAAGCCACCAACTATGCCACGTCCCACCTCGCGATACTTCCCCCCTAACAAAGGGATAAGTAAAATCAACCATATAGAAGATCCTTTAGGTTGGAGGGTCCTTCCTCGACATGGTGTAAACCAAGATTCTGCAGGAAAGTCACCCATTGACGGGTGGTGGCCGCGAGGCC